TGTTTATGGTGTCACAGCTTTAAGACCTGCGTTTCAAGAAAAGATAATAAATTTACCATATATGGGTTTTGAAGCTCAAGAAAAGGTAAACTTATATACAAGTCAGTTAGTGTATTTTAGTTCAGCTAAAAACAAAAGCAAGACAGTAGGTACAAAGACTGACATAGTTATGGCTAGTTGGTTTCCAATGAGAGCAATTAGACGTATGCAAAAAGAACGATTAGCAGAACTAGCTACAGATTATGAACCTAGTTTTTCTAGTTACGAAACAAATGATTATGATGAAGGATTGTGGACTAAGAAATGGTAAAGTCTAAAGACGAACTATATGACAGAATAGATTACCTAAGAGGTATAAACCAAGACGGTTTAGTAGATAGAGCAAGAATACGAGATATTTTAAATGGTGGACAAAATGCAGTTAAAGCATTACTAGGAGATAAATCAAATTTAGATTTCCATGAGCTACCTGCACCCAATATGTTTTTATCAGCTCTTGAAAGATTTGCACAAAAGTTAGGAAGAACTCCAGATTTAAAAGTTGATGTTATAAATGCTAAAGATTCAGAACGAGCTAAAAAGAAATCCGAAAAACTAGAACGTATTGTAGGTGCATACGATGATATGCAGAAACTACATTTACAGTTACCACAGATAGGCAGATGGTTGCCTGGCTATGGTTTTGTTGTTTGGTGTATTACAGCTAAAAAAGATAGAAGTGGAAACCTTTATCCTCAAGCTGAATTAAAAGACCCATTTACTTGTCATCCTGGACCATTTGGTAATGACCAACAACCAGAAGATTTAGCAATTATTAGTAGAGTTCCAGTTTCTTCATTAGTTAAAGAATACCCACAGTATAAAGAAAAAATAATGGGTAGTAGTAAAGCTAATGAAAACGGTGTATCTTATTTGACTCTAGGGCCTAATGAAGGAAGTTGGGCTAATCAAAATGGAGATGGAAAAGTTGTAGTTGAATATATGGATGAAGAAGGAACATACGTATTTCTTCCAGAAAATAGAACAATTATAGATTACATTCCTAATCCACTATCAAGTGGGCCAATGTTTGTAGTAGCTAAAAGATATTCTTTCGACCAAATGCAAAGTCAGTTTCAACACGTTATAGGTCTTATGGCTAATATGGCTAAAATAAATATTTTGGGAACCATTGCTATGGAAGACGCTGTGTTTACCGAAACAAACATAACAGGAGAAATAGAATCAGGAAAATATCGTAAAGGTAGATTTGCTGTTAACTATTTAGCTCCAGGTTCGTCTGTTTCTAAACCAGTTAATAATCTTCCATATCAATTGTTTCAACAAGTTGATAGATTGGAAAGACACCTACGCTTAGGTTCTGCCTATCCAGTTTCTGATGATGGACAATCTCCTAACAGTTTTGTTACTGGTAGAGGATTAGAGGAACTAGGTCAATCTGCATCTATGCATGTAAGAGAATACCAACAGGTATTACGAGATGCATTGCAAGAAGTAGATGCTAAGAGACTTGAGTACGATGAGGTTATGTTTCCGAATAAGAGAAAGCCAATAGCAGGAATGCATAAAGGTACCGCTTATAAAGAATCATATACACCAAAGTCTGATATATCAGAAATGTATAAGACTAGAAGAGTATACGGAGTAATGGCAGGATTTGATGAACCACAAAAGGTCATCACTGGGTTGCAATTAAAACAGCAAGGTATTATTGATACACAAACCTTACAAGAAAACCTAGATGGGCTAGATAATATTACAAACATACAAAATAGAATCAATGCTGAAAAAGCAGAGACAGTATTGTTTGAATCATTAATGGCTCAAGCAGCACAGGGAAATCCAAAAGCTACTATGGCTGCAGCAGAGATACGAAAGAACCCTGCTCAGATGACAAAGATACTCGATAAATTTTATACAGCAGAAGAAGAAACAACGCCTGAAGAAGAAGCTGTTATTGGTGGACCACAAGCACCAGTTCCTCAGGGACCAACAGATATAGCATCTGTATTAGCAGGTTTAGCAGGTGGACCACCCCAAGAAGGAGGCCCAGTTGTCTAACCCAGAACAAGAATTAAAAAAAAAGTTTTACGATATAATAAATTCAGAAGATTGGAATTTAGGTTATGATGCTAGTCTACCAAATTTAGACGAAGTAAAAATAACAGAAGTTCCTTTAGGAAATATTCTAATGCCTACACCTTTACCTGGAGTATGGCTACATCTTAATATGGGATTTGAAGTAGAAATAGAGGACGATAATTTATGGTAAGACCGAAGAAAATAAAAGTTCCTACAAGGCAAGAAGGAGACCCAACAGGACAAACACAAATGTTACAAGAACAAGTTGATTCTGTTGAGACACCACTTGCTGTACAATCTCAAGCTCCTGTTCAAGCACCTCAAGCTATTCCTATGCAAGATGTTTTTGGTATGCCTACACAAAAACCACAAGAAGCAGGTAATACATTAGGAGAAAGTACTCCTATGATATCTGCTACCGATGATATAGAAACTTTAAAAACAGTTCTATTGGAGAAATTTCCACAGTTATTAAGTAGATTCTAATGTCTTACTATTTAAAATGGGGAGAAGAAAAATTAGAAGACTTCCACTATAACGAAGCGAAAACTAAAGCATCTGAAATAACTAAACAACAATTAGGAGATGAAGGCTTAAATGATTTAGGAGATAAAACATCACAGTTTATATCTATGAATCCATTTGAATCAGAAGATTTAGCTATAGCTTCAGCTTCTATGAATATTACTCCTAAACAATATAACGATTTATGGACAACTACAAGACCACAAACATATAATTATTCTGTTTCAGGAGACTCTCCTGTTGTAGAACTTTCTAAAAAGTTTTGGGGAGAAATAAAAGATTCTTATAATAACTACAAAACATTTAATAAAGAAAATCAATATAATCTATTTGGCGAAGCTGATGTAGAAAAAGCTGCTTTTATTAACGCAGCTATACTCACACTTAATTCATTGTTTGAAGCAGGTTCTGTTCATTTAGTAAATACTATAGGTTTAGAACAAAAAGCATATCAAGCAGAATGGGCAGAAGAAAAAGGTTTAGATATAGATAAAGATTTTGCTAGGTATGTAGGAGATAAAGATACAGAAAAAAACGAAGTACCTTTAAGTATTAAATTAAAATCATTTATTGCAGGGTTTAAATCATTTTCAATAAATAATGATAGGATGATGGACAGTCTTGTAGACAATATATTAAATAAAGAATCTGCATCTTATACTCCTTATATTTCAGATAGAGCAAGAAATTATTTATTAAGTAAAAATCTTGTAGATGATTTAGGTAATCCAATGTTACAGAAAACAGATATACAAGCTATTGAAGAAGCATTCCCAGATGTTTTATCAGAACAAATAAAAATTAAAACTGGGGGTATAGAAAGAAAACTTACATTAAATGAATCTGTTGATGTTTATATTGAAACATTTAATGAACTATTAAGTAGTAGAAGCGAGGAAGGGTTAGAATCATGGTTTGGTCGTGGCCAATACTTAGAAGAAGCAAGAGAATCTAGAGAAGGTTTTAAGACAGCAAGTATTGCATCTAACTTTGGAGACTTAGTTAGGTATTCACTTACTGGTTCTTTATCAGGAGAGTACAGTCCAAAGATGGCAGTACGTACTGAAATACAAGATGAAGCAGATACTAATTTATTTTTATTAGAACAAGCATATAACTTTGGAACTATTACCGAAGATGATTTTAATAAAGCAAAAGAACAAATAGATGAAATAGAACAAACTCAATTAAGTGATATGGAGTTTGACCCTAAGCATGGTTTTAATGCTTGGATAGGGTTTGGTGCTAACTTATATGGAATGGTTAAAACAGACCCTTTTCTTATGGCTTCCAAAGGTGTAGGAGCAGGAGGAAGAGCTGTAGCTAGTGAAGAAGTGTTAACAGGTGTTGGTAAACAACTTGATGAACATTTAAGAGCAGGTGGTACTGCAGCAGAATTTTTTGCAGAAGGACAAGATGATGCTATAAGAATACTTTCAGATAAAATTTCAGAGTTAGCACAAGCAGATGCACCATTGTTTAGTGAGTTAACATTAAGAGGATTTAGTCCAGAAGTTGCCTGGCGTATAGTTGATAACCCTAGAAATAACCCACAAGGTTATTTTGATATTATTAAAGATTCA